TACTTTGGTTGTTGTATTCTGTATCTAACCAACCATCTGTTCTATCTGTACTTTCAAACCTTATTTCATCCCCATCACCTATAAAGCTTTCAGTACCAGCACCCCTACCTAATGTTTCAATAACACCACCGTTACCATACAAACCCGATGTTAATGCCCTAGAAGCTATTTCCGTAGTATTACATCTTATACGGACACCACTTGTATTCCAAATATGAGATATTCTATACCAAGTACCCGTAGAATGGGTAGTCATAAAGTCGTTATCTGTGGTTGCCCTCCAAGTATTGCTAGTATCTCTAAAGAATAAGGCGTATGAGTTTGCAGTTGCAGTATCCCAAGCGTAATTCACTGCTATAAACCAATTATCGTCTTTGAAAACTGTAAAGTACTTTGTACCTGAAGCAGGAAAACTATCAAAATATAGCCAATAAGAAAATGTACCAGCAGTCTGATTATCAAACATATCGGGATGTTCTAGATTAGCACTATTATTTACACTCATCCCCCCACCTATTTTTGCACTGCTTATAGAAGTTACTGTCCCAGAGGTACTACCATCTTTATCATTTGAGGTAGAATCATTTATATTTCCTTGTAAGTGATATACCGCAGTATAACTATTAGTCCACACATTTTGAGAACCGTATGTATCATTTGCAGCATAAGCAGTAGCCGAACTGTTACCATACCACACATAAAAGACTGTATCTGTTGTATAGGATAGGGTAGGTATTTTAACCCACACCTCTGCTTTATCATTGGTAGTGTCCCACTTTACAATTTCAAAACATAGTTCAGTAGTACCCGCTGAATCAGATGTAAACCTTAAATCCTGCCCCGCACTTTGGGTATTATCAAAAATCTCCGAAAGAAAGTTAGCTTCTGTTAAAAGTACAGGAAAATTAGTAAGGTTTGCAGAACCACTTACTTTCGTGTGGTCTATTTTTATTTTATGTTTTTTNNATTTTGCTATCCTCCTTCTTCTACCTTTGTAATTGATCCAAGAACCTGCACTTACACAGCCTCCTGATAAACCCTTACATAACAATAGTTATCACTATCGTAATAATAAGTTAAATTAGTAGTTTTACTGCCTGTTAAATTAAAATCTGTATTAGCACTTGCTGAGTTATTACTGCTAAGTGTTTCCCAACTACTTGTATTAAAATTGTATATTTGTAAATATACGGTACTTGAAGAAAGAGCAAGAGTGGATTGTCCGTTCCATTTAATAGATAGTGCGGATTTATTGCCATTTACTTTAGCGTGTTGGTGTATTAAGTAATTAGAACCCTCTACATTAACATAGGTCTCGTCATCTGTAGAAACATCTATTTCCTCTTGGTCTGTGTATAGTGTGTCTAAATCTGCTGTAGTAGTGGGTAAGGTAGTCTTGTCGCCTTTAGTGTGGTATGATAATTTTCTTCCCGATATTTTTGCACTTCTATCAGAATTAATATTTGTGCCTACAGTTTCTTCAGTTAGTACAACATATGCCTCACCGTTTATCCAATATTTAAGACTCCCTAACCCTGTGTCGGGAAGGACAGGCTCTCCATTGTTCCAATATTTGAGGTTTCCAATCATAGTTTTT